TAGGCGTCTTCAGGCGACAGGCTTGTCGTGTCCACCGTAAGGTCTGCCCTGCTGTCTGTCCAGCCCCTTTCCGTGATGTCAGCGGCTCCGTACAGGTTGCCGCCCACCCTCTCGCGCCTAACCTCCTCCGAGGCTGTCAGCCGAACGATGAAGATGTCTGGGTCAATGGCTCGCAGGTACTGCACCTCGGCATCCAGCCGCACGTCATCTACGACCACGCCGAAGCCGATCCGCTTCAGCTCGAAGTAGTCCTTGCGCCAGACCCTGAGCCAGAAGTGCGTGTCCACGCCCCGCATTGCCGCACCAATGTCCTGCAGTAGTTCTCTGCCGGTCAGAGTGCTGTTGCCGAAGTTGCGGCTCACGGTCAGGACCTCGCTCTTGCCGAGGTCGTTGTACGCCTTCGCCGCAATGTGCTTGATGGCATCCGCAATGCCGTGCCGACGGTACTCACGATGCTCCACGAAGAGCGACGCGATGGTGGACTTGCCGCTTCCCTGCGGCCCGAGGATCGCCAGCGACCTCACGTCAGTCGGATCGCATCGGCGACAGGCAAGAAGCCGACCACCTTGACGATCCGCTCCGTGTTCTCAAACTCTGTCGTGGCTGGCATTAGGCGCGGCTCCCAGTGCGGCTCCCGCACTCGATACAGGTCCCAGGCGTAGATACCCTCAGGGGTGCTGTTGATGTACGCCGGACGCGCTGACCGCTTCCCAGCCTCCTCAATGAGCCAGTCGTACTTCGCCTGCTCAATGAGCAGCTCTGGGTAGTGCGTGTCTCGGCACTTCAGTTCAAGAATGAAGTCCACTCTGCCCAAGCCGACTTGGTACCACGAAGTGCAGTCCCAGTGGCTGAAGCCGTATTCCATCCGCTCAAGGTTTGGCACACTCGTTGCCTTCAGATGCTCTAGCAGTTTCTGCTCCGTCATCGTCGTCCTCCCTTCGCAATAATCTCGCCAATACTCATCACGCCGTTAGTAAGAGTCTTCTCTTCTCTACTCTTCTCTTCTCTACTCTTCTCTAGCGCGTGACCAAACCGTGACTCAGCCACTTTTCCCGCACGAGCGCGTTGCTGACGTTGAGCCGACGTCGCGTCCACTTGCCATCGAGACCAGTTCGAGACAGCCACGACACCACTCTGAGACACCTCTAACAGCCCCTCGGCAATGAGTCGAGGCACTGCCCGATTGAGTCGCGGCCCGATGACTGCGGCAAGGTGTTGCCGATCACGGAACTCGCCGCCCTTCCGCATCTCCTTTGCGATCTCCAGAATCGTGACGAACGCACGGAACTGCGTGTCGGTGAGACTGGCGATGATCGCGTCCTTGTGCGCTCCTGCTGACCACTTGATCCAAAGGTTCATTTCAGTCCTCCTCCTTCTCTGCCGCTTAGAACGGCAAGTCTTCTAGGTTCTGAGTGTCTTCTGGCACGAGCTTCGGCTTCGCCGGTGCAGGCGCCTGCGACGCGATGAACTTCTGGCTCGGCTTGTCCTTGCAGTACGAGCCGTCTGGGGTCTTGTGGCTCGCCGCCCAGAATGCGTTGTACGGCTTGCCGCTCGCCTTGCTGATCCCGCCTGGCTTCAGCGTCCAGAGTTCGCCGTGGCTGCACGTCTCGTCGCCGACGTTCTCAGCAAAGAGCATTGCAGCCTTCGCAGCGAGGATTGCGTCATCCAGCGCAGGGTCAGACCCCCTCATAGAATCAACGGAGAGGGGTGTAGGAGCCACGGAGAGGCGCGGAACCCTCGCAAGTGGTACTGGGACACCCTTCTCTGGTGAATAGAGGCTCCTGCCCACTCCTAGCTGCGCGGCGCACCTGCGGAGCGCATCACTGGCCGCTGACTTCAGCGGCTCGTCATCCTGGGCAGAGTTTGGGTAGCCAAAGTCCTGTCGGATGGTGGTCTTGCCACCGATCACGACAGCGAGTGAGCCGTGGACGACGTTGCGTGCGCCGTCTGCGACCTTCACCTCGAACTGCCAGCACTCAATGCCGAGGACGTCATCCAGCCGCTGCGCGACTGCTCGCGCGTCGGCGTAGGTGAACGTCATCCCTGCTCGCCCTGGTCGGTGCTTCAGGTCCTTCTCCTCGAATGGCGCCAAGAGCGCCGCTGCGATGTCCTTGCTCATTTGCTCCTCCTCTTCAGTTCCATTTCCCACCGTGCTTTTGGAGCGGTGGATTGCTCCTTGTTGCGCTTTCTAGGTCCGTCCCATTTCACCTCCTCTTGCTGAATGTTTGCGATTCGCCAGTTGGCTGCCTTGTAGATGGTGCCGAGATGCACTTCTGTGTCCTGGTACGAGATGAGCCGGATGACCTCAGGGAACCTTGACGTGATGTCCTCTTGCATCCGCGCCAGCATCCAAGTCGCCGTGTTTTTTGGACACTCTGGCGAGAGTGCCAGTCTGCGTAGTTCAAGTAGCCGCTGTCCATCTTTGAGCCTGTTCGCTGCGATTGGCGACGACCAGATGGCGACCCCATACGCGACTCCATCGCGTTCCAAGACGTAGCAGGCATAGAAGCGATTGCGGACCACATTGCTCCAGTCGATTGCTGGGAACCTTGAGTGCCACATTGCATTTAGGCTGCACGCATCAGGTGCGCCGATTGAGCGAACTGAGAACTCTCGCGGAGAAGTTGGCGTTGGGCGCTCTTCTGCCGCGAACAGTCCAGGTTGGCTCACGCACCCTCCTCTGTCCTGAACTTGAAGACTCGCGCGCCTGGAACTTCCCGCGTCGCGGCTTCAATGATCTTCGGGTCCACTTTCGTTGCGACCTCCTTCCAGTCGGTCTTGACCGACGCCTTGTTCTGCTTCCACGTTGCCTGCCATCCGTTGCCAACGATGCCTGCCTTCTCGCCAATCGCTTCCTTCAGCGAGATGGCAAGGTTCTGCAGCTCCTCGTCCAGCAACTTGGATTCATACTGCTTTTCCGAATACAACGCCGCCACGCGGTCAATGCCGTCGGTTGCGTTTGCGTACTCTTCGCTTGCCTGCGGCATCACCTGCGCCAGCGCGTCAGAGTCCTGACCCTGCAAGGCTGGCGGCGTCTGCGTTGCAAGCGCGTTCCTGAACTCCACCGCCTTGCGGTACAACTCCGTCTGGTAGTCAATGCTCGCAGCCACCCGCTCGATGCGGAAGACCAAACCACCGAGCAGGACTGCCACGTCGCACCACGGTGCGCCGGTGACGAACATCTGCCACTGCACCTGCGCCACCACCTCTGGCGGCACTGGGTGCAGGCTCCAGCGCGGTGAGGTGCTGGTCTTGATTTCCACCAAGCCGTCCTCGCCGACGATGGTGCGGTCGAGTGACGCCATTACCCACGGCAGTTCCTTGAGTCGGACGATGCCGTTGCTGCGGCGCAACTCGCGGCCAGTCTCCATCTCGTAGAACTCTGCCACTGCGTTCTCCAGCAGGATGCCGCGCACCGCTGCTGGTCCGACTGGGTCAGGCTGATACTTCCCTAGCTTCTCCGCCCAAAGCTGAAAGGGAGTTTTATAGGGGTTCAGCCCTGCGATGACCGAGACGTCGGTCGCCGTGATGCCGTCAGCCCGAAGTGCGAACCACTCAGGACTGCGCTGCTCTGCCTTGACGAACTCGTATTGCTTGCTCACTTGCCCTCCTCCCGCCATCGGCGGTCTACTTCTACGATTCTCCTGCCAACCCACTCAGCGACTGGAGCGACCACACCGTTGCCGCAGCAGCGGTAGCGGTGTGAGTCCAGACCGACTGGGAGCAGAGCATCCTCGTCTTGCGTGCCACGTTGACTGTCAAGAAGCACTGCCGGCGCTCCTGCGCTGTGTGCCATTGACTGCGCCTGACCCTCCGTCACATTGGCGTTGCTGCCGAAGCGCGACGGGAACGATAGGATTGGCTGATTGTCCAGCCGTCTGGCCATCCCATCAAGCGCTCGCATTCTGTCGGAGTCAGGCGACGAATCTCTCCCTGCGGGTTCTCCGTCCCGATTGCCTCCAGTGCTATGACCAGCGCCGCTGGCAACTCCTTGTCCCTTCTGCGTGCGCGGCGAAGGATGCCGCTCGCAGCCTTCGCACTCAAGGAGAACCTCGCCGGCGCGGTCGGATTCAAGACTTGCGACAATGAACACTCTACGGCGTCGCTGGGCGACTCCGAAGTATCGAGCGTCCAAAGTTCGCCACGATACGCCATACCCGAGTTGCTCCATTTCATTGAGAAGCCGTCCGAAGTCAGCCCCCTTGTTGGAACTGAAGAGTCCAGGGACATTTTCCAGCACGAGCCACCGAGGTCGGCGTTGCTCAACAAGGTCAAGGAAGGTGAAGGCAAGGCTGGAACGCTTGCCTGCGAATCCTGCGCGCTTCCCTGCGACGCTAAGGTCTTGGCAAGGGAATCCTCCTGACCAGATGTCTGCCTCTGGGATGTCATTAGCGTCCACCTCCGTAATGCTTCCCAGATTCGGAGCGTCTGGGAATCGCTCTGCCAGCACCGTGCAGGCGTATGGGTCAATCTCGCTGACGCTCACCGTGTGAATGCCAGCGCGCTCAAAGCCGAGATCAAGGCCGCCGACTCCGCTGAAGAACGAAGCGTGCTTCACTTGCCCTCCTTCTTTGCTCTGTCCTTCTTGGCGAACCCTTCGCCCTTGTAAACCACCGCCGCCGGTGAATAGACCATCCGCATCCAGCGGCCGCACTTCTCGCAGCGCGGGTTGTAGACGTTGTGGATTGAGTGCGTGTGTTCCTCCCGATGCCCGCAGTCGCCGCAGCGGTACTCGTAAACTGGCATTAGCCAAGCACCACGAAGATCATCACCAGAAGCGTCGCTCCGAGGATGCCAATGGCAATGTCAAGTTGCTGATCGCTGCGCCGCTGTTGATCCAGCAGCGTCGTGCGGATTGCCACTCGCTTGTAGACCAGTGGCTGCGTCTTTCGGTTCAGCCTCATCGCATTGACCCCAGTGCCAAGAGCAGCACCATTGCTGCGATGAAGGTGACGACCGTTGCGATCTCCTGCAATGTCCGAATCATCTTTATCTCCTCAGCAGCCCCGCCAACTTGGTCAGGTTCCTCGCTGCTGTCACGATCCTAGACCGTGATGTCACGGCTTGTCAAGGGGTAGCCTCCCAGACTGGAGGAGGTCAGTCTGGGAGGTCGCTGGCATAGCCAGCGGCGTCATCGTCCTCATCGAGCAGCTCTAGAACCACCTCTAGGCACGCTCGGCAGATAGCGTAGGACAGGACTGCAGAATAGCCGACCGTGAGGCTGACTTCCTGTTCGGCAAACCTCCACACCCTGCGAGTCTCCCCGCACGGCGTGCAGGCTCCTATGTCCTGCGGCCTCGGTGCCGGCGGACCTGCAAGGAACGGCACTAGCGCAAGCGGATTAGGTACTCGGCTGAGACCTCTCCATCGCCGTCAAAGAACATTAGCCACTGCCCTGGCTCGCCGGACGCGCCGACGACCTCCTGAGCGAAGCGGTTGCTGCTCTCAAGCGACGGACTGCACCACGTCGTGATCTTGCCGTCGGCAAGGACGAGTCGCGCAGGCTGGTGCCAGTGGCCAAACCAAAGGT